ACATCTGCCCGGCAGGATATCCCACCATCGGGTACGGCACGGTCTACAAGCCAGACGGCACCAAAGTATCAGCGGATGATAAACCTATCAGCCGCGAGTTGGCCGACCAGTGGCTTTTGTCCGAACTGCGGAACAACTACGGCGCAGGGGTGTTGAGAACATCGCCAAACTTGATAAAGCACCCGAAGGCTTTGGCAGCGGTCATTGATTTTGCTTACAATCTCGGTGTCCCGAGATATCGAGCCAGCACGTTACGCAAACGAGTGGAGGCAGAGCAGTGGGACGAGGCAAGGCAACAGTTGATGCGATGGACAAAGGCAGGCGGCCGCGTGCTGCCCGGTCTAGTGCGTCGGCGGAAAGCGGAAGCGGACTTGTTGCCATGAATCCGCGCAGCGATGGCGTGCCGCGGCAGTTCCAACTTGCTGGGCACACCATCGCAGTCAACCTCGTCACGCCGCGAAAATGGAAGCACGGCAAGAATTGCGTTGGCATCTGGCTGCCGAACGACTACCGAATTGAAGTCTTATCCACCTGCAGAGGAACCAATCGTCAGCAAGTGTTTTGCCACGAGGCAATACACGCGATGCTGGATATAGCAGGACACGACGATCTGTCACGAGACGAGCAACTCGTTGATAGGCTCGGTCACCTGCTCCAGCAGATGCTGACCACCATGGAATGAAACGCCACCTTATTATCCCTGACACACAGATTCGGCCAGAGTCGAACACGGCGCACATACACTGGGCAGGCGAGGCGATCCTCGAGTATCGCCCTGACGTGGTGGTCTGCCTTGGCGATTGGTGGGACTTCCCCAGCCTTAACAGCCACGCAGAGAAGGGTAGCGCAGAGCTAGAAGGAACTCGCTATCAGGCCGACGTGGACGCTGGGAACGAAGCCTTCCGTCTTCTAAATTCTTACTTTAAGAAGACGCGCAGCAAGACGTGGAAGCCGAGAAAGGTGTTTCTCGAGGGCAACCACGAGAACCGGGCAAACCGTATTGCCAAGAATGACCCGAAGTGGCAGGGCATCATTGGGGCGCAGAATTGCCAGACGCTGGACTGGGAGCGGCACAAGTTTCTAAAGATAGTCGAGATTGACGGTATCGCTTACTGTCACTACTTCCCGAATCCGTTTAGCGGTAAGCCGATTGGCGGCACCATCGTCAGCCGCCTAAACAACATCGGCAAGTCATTTGTACAGGGACACCAGCAGGGCTTCCTGTACGCCAGCAAACAATACCCGGATCACGTTAAGCATGGACTGGTGGCCGGTCGCTTCTATTTAGAAAGCGAGGGCTACCGTCCAGACGATGTGCAAACGTCCGAGTGGAACGGGATAGTCGTGCTTAATGGCGTCAAGAAGGGCGACTATGACCTGATGCCGCTGCGGATGGATTATCTCCGCCGCAAATACGGCTAGCGTGTTCCAGCGCTGCGCGTAGTTCCATCTCTCGCGCGGTAGCCGCGGCCAACTCGCTGACCATTGCTGATGTGCGGCTGCGCTCGACAGACAGCGCGTGTTCCAGCTCGCTGATAATCTCGCGCAACTGGCTCACGCTCAATGGCCTTGCCAGCATCTCACGGCGCCATGATCCGCCGTCGCTAAAGTTGTCTATTGTCATTTGATTCTCCCCTCGCCCGAATCGCGGCGGCTACACCTCTTGGACAGGTGTCACAGGTCGGCTCGTAAGACTCCGCAACCTCGGCGCACTTCCATCTTTCACTTTCAGCAGCCTGAGCCTGAATTTCTTCTAGCAGGTCTTCAATGCAATCGCCGTGGCCTGTGGTGTAATCGTTGAAGTGCATCCATGCGGCAACTTTCTTCCGCTCGGCGGCGGCAACGAGGGCGGCGAAGCGTTCAAAGCAATGCTCTGGCATATCGTAGACAGAGTTATCCCCGTCAAAAAACGCTCCCGCCTCTTTCGCCATGCGGATAATGTCGTCGCGGTTCATCGCTGGCCTTCCTTCCAAATGCGATACTCGTACTGCTTGATCCCGCGCTGCACAGCCGTGGCCAGCGCGTGCTGCTTCACACCCCACTCCTTCATCAAGTCTTTGTACTTCAATCGCTCGCCATCAGCGTGCGCCAAGCGCTTACGCTCGAGCAGCACCTGGTACTGCTCGAACGTCAGCGTCGGGTTATATCGTGACGCTGCCCTTTGCATCAGTATTTCCCCTCGTTGATCTTACGGCCGATGTCCAGCGCGTCCTGCAGCCGGTCTTGGTTCCAGATGTCGATCACCTGCTCACGGGTTATCTTTTCGCGGCAGTCGTCCAGCATCTGCTCGTCAACCATGTCGTCGAGCTTTTGAGCGCCCGCGGTCAAGAACCAAGCCGCCTTTCGGAAGTCCTGCGCCGTTGCGTTGCCGGCCTTACGGCCAGCGCGGCACAGGTACTTGAGCGCAGAGGCGTGGCAGTAGGCGACGAAACCTTCGTCACCAACCACCGCCCGGATCACGTCGATGGCCTCAAACTGCTGGCCGTCAATCTCGAGTTTGTAATGACTCGGACTGTTGACCACATCCTCGTCGTGATCGCCGCGCAGCAACGCGTCAAACTCTTCTTCGTACATGTTTGGGTAATTCATCGCGCCACCCACATCATGGTCTTAACAAACACGCCAAAAATGGCACCGCCAACGGCAGCGCCTATCAGTGCCAAACACATCACGGCAATGATGGCGCCGCCGTATGACACCCAGTCAAGAAAACTATCTTCTTTTTTCATGCTGCCCTCTTCTTGAGTTTTTCGTTTAAGTCATACAGCGAACGCAGGTTCAAGAACGCTGGCCATGCGTCATCGTCCAGCGACGGATAAAAGTGGTGGCCGAAGTCACCATTTTCTTTGCTGAAGCGCAGTAGGTGATACCCGCCGTTGATCTTGTTACCCGTGCACTCTTCGTAGGCCTTGGCGTAGGCAACCAACTGGATCAAATACTCTGGGTATACGCCACCCGAAGTCTTGAAGTCGCCCAGCACCAACTTGCCGTTGAGTTTGCCGATGAAGTCGAGCGTGCCGCCGTAGCGGTGCGTCTCGGACAGCACCGGCACCTCGCAATCCACGATCTCCAACTGCGTACCCTTACACCAGAACTCAAAGGCGCTGTAAGCGCTGACCACCTGCGCTCGGAACGCAGCAGGGTCTAGCGTCTTCACCTTCTCCATCGTCTCCTCTAGGTGGCGCATCGGGTCGCCACCTTTCACAAAGACCTCGCACATCTCGTGGACGCACGTCCCGATGGGCAGCGCATCGTTGCCGTCATACAAGCCAGCCGGGGCATCCTTGCCCTGCCCCTCCAGCACGCCATGTGCGCGGCCAGTCTTGTATGCCCAGTTCAACAACGCACCGGGGTCTTTGATTTTTAGAATAGTGGTGACAGACGGCACTTTCGTGCCGTCCGCCAGTTTGTAGCCATATCGTGCGGTAGCCATCAGAAGCTCAGATCATCGTCTTTGAAGGCTTCTTCAACTACCGGAGCCACAGGCTTTGCAGCAGCAGGCGCCGCCTTCGGCAGCACCGGAGCATCCACAATGCGAGCGGCAATCTTGTCCTGCACCCATGTCGGCAACTTGTCAAAGGTGTCAGCGTTTGGTGCGTCTGGCGTGTACCACAGCGCATCGCCCTCGAGTGCTGGCGGCGTCATGCCCTTCGGCAGCGGCATGATGCTGGTCAGGTTGGCGTATGTCTTCTCGCCCTTAACGCTGTGCGTTACGTTAATGAAAGCCGGCTTTCCTAACACGTTCACCAGGTCGAACTTCTTGAGTTCATCCGGGGTGAACGCACGACCGCGCCACGACTGCAGCAACTGGCGCAGCGTGGCTTTCTCGTTAAGGCTCAGACCAACGGTGCGGCTGATCACGGCGGGCAGGCTCTTGGTCTCGCCCTCCTTCGTGATCTCGACGCGCTCGCTCGGAATCTGGAAGCGCAGCAGCAGCGTGCGCTTGGGCGCAAACTGACCGCCGGGCGAGGGCTGCACGCCCAAGTCCACCACCATGTCGCAGACTGCGGCATAGGCGCCTGCCTCAAGCGGCTTGCGCTCTGGGTAGTTGCCACCACTTGATGCTGATACATAAATTGCCATTGTCTTAGTCTCCTTCAGTTACGGTTCACCAGTAATCGACGCCGCTTCTTTTGCTGCGCCAGTTTGGCGGGGGAACCTGCCGCCATTCCAATTGTGCATCTCGGCGCAGTTTGCGCACAAGATCGAATATCCAACGAATCATCGCTCGAGCACCGCCACGACGATTGCCATGAAAGCGAAAACGCCGAGCACCTTCACGAGCGTCCAAGCGTGCGGCAGCTCTGCCGGGGTGAGTGTGAACATGTCCATTAGAGTGCTTCCGGCTGATATTTCTTGATGAGCGCTTTGGCTTCCTCTTCCAAGCCAGCGTCGCGCAGTTCGATGTACATCACCTGAATGCGCTTCCACGAATCGTCACCGGCTTTCCATGCGCGGTGATCGTCTGAATACTCGTGGTACCAGTCGTGCTTCAAGAGGGCGGTGGCGAAGTCTTCGAGGGTGGTCATGTTCATCTCCTTCTATCGCTTCTGGCCCAGCACTGCGCTGGCCATGTGGGGAATGTAACAGGGGGCAACCTGCATTACAACCCCCCGATGTAAATATTTTTAATTGCCCTTGCCGGGGTGCTATCTGTGGTTGTAGTATAGGCCTATGAAGAAAAAGATCACCCCGCAGCATGCCGCGGTTATTCATGCAATCAACTTGGCTGGCGGGCAGTCCGCCCTTGCTAGGCATTTAGGTATACGCCCACAGGCGGTGCAGAAGTGGTACGCCAATGGCGTAGTCCCACCACTTCGCGTGCTTGCCGTCGAGGCGGCAACTGGTGTATCACGGAAGGCTCTTAGACCGGATATTTACCCATGAAGCCAGAACTCACCGCCATCGTGCCAGTCGAGCGCATACTCGAGCTGGCGAAGAAGTACCCCGTATTCCCATGCAGGAGGAAAGATGAAACGGATACAGAAGGCCGCGTCCTCAAGGCGAAAAGCCCGCTCACCCGAAACGGATTCAAAGACGCCACGCAAGACGAAGCGCAGATTCGTCGATTCTGGGCCAGTCACCCTGACGCACTCGTTGGGGTTCCAACCGGCAGCCGCACCGGACTTGCCGTCATCGACTTCGATACCAGCAAGGCTGGCTCGAGCGCTCAAGACTGGCTGGGCGAGAATCAAGGCGCTCTTCTAAGCACCCGAGTCCACCAGACCGGCGGCGGTAGCGGCGGCAGGCACTACATTTTCTCAACGCCAGCAGGTGTCAAGATCCGCGGCGGTGTTTCCGTCACGCTCGGCAAGGTGCGCCGCGATGGCCTCGACATCCGCGCCGAGGGCGGCTACATCATCTGGTGGCCGCTCCACTTCGGGCAGAGCGGCCCGATGGGCGACATCAAGTCGCTACCGGCTGGGCTGATCGACGAGCGGCGCATGGATCTTGAACTGCCCGCAGAGTTGGCAGCCAAACTGCCGCCGAAGCCTGGTACCAGTGGCGACTTCCAGCGCGACCTGCCGCGCATCACTGAGGCGCTCTCGTTCATCAACCCAGCACCATACGACGCATGGCTGATGGTGGGCATGGCGCTGCACTACGCCAGCGGCGGCGCAGATGATGGCCTCGACCTGTGGGATGCGTGGTCAAGCGGCGGCATCACTGGCGAGCTGCCGGACAATTACGCCGGGCGCGCAGACATTGAGTACCGCTGGCAGTCGTTCCACCTTGACCGCGGGCGCGGCGTGACGCTTGGCAGCCTCTTCAATGCGGCCAAGGCGCAGGGCTGGGTGAACGTGCCAGAGGCAGTGCGACTCGGTGCGCCCAAACGCGAGGAGCCGCCGATGGACTATGACGATGTGCCAGAGGCTCACGGGATGATCCGCGAAATTGTAACGCCAGTCGTTATGAATGCGACGATGGCTGTGGCGCATAGCACCACACGGCGCAAGCTCGTGCTGCGTTCCGTGGCCGAGATTGTGACCGAACGGCGCGAGGCAACGTGGCTGATCCACAACGTACTCGAGGCCAACGTGCTGGCGGTTCTGGCCGGGCCACGCGCCAGTTTCAAGTCGTTCATCGCGCTTGACTGGGCAATGCGTATCGCTATGGCCGACAACCCGGTGGTGATCCTGTCGGGCGAAGGCGCAGGCCTCGGGCGGCGCGCTGAGGCGTGGATGCAGGAGCATGGCAAGGGGCGCAGCATCGACGAGTTGAACGTGCTGGCGCTCGAGTCTGTGGCGAACCTGAACGCTGAGCAGGACATGCTGGACTTGCAGGAGGCTATCGACCAGGCAGGCATTCGGCCAGCGCTTGTGATCGTGGACACCTTTAGCAAGTTTAGTGCTGGGCTGGACGAGAACTCTAACCAGGAGGTGGCCGAGTATCTCTCCAAGCTCACCATCGGGCTGCGCGAGCGGTATACGGCCACGGTGCTGCTGGTGGCGCACAGCGGGCACGGCGATGCTAAGCGGCCACGAGGCGCCAGCGCACTGATGGCCAACCCTGACGCCGAGTACATTGTGGAGCGGCCAGACGCTCAGGCCATGGTGGTGTCCGTGAGCCGTGAGCGGTTCAAGGATACGGCTAGCCTGTCGCCGCTTGGGTATGAGGCGGTGGAGGTGCCGCTCGGGCGCATCGATAAGTACGGGGAGGCGGTCAAGTCGCTGGTGATGAAGGAGACGAGCGCACCGGGCAAGCCAGCGGTGGCACACTCGCCCCAAGGCAAGGCGCAGCGGACGATCCTGTACGCCCTCCGAGAACGCCAGAAGGCGTCCGAGACGCCGCTCATTTGGACGGTCGAGGAGATGCGCCAGATCGGTCGAGAGTGTGGGGTGCCGCGGCAGTCTGTCCACGATGCGGTCGAAAAGTTGATGCTGTCGCCCTTCCTAAAGGCCACTGTGGGTGGCTCTATGCTGGGGGAACCGTGATGTCCGAAAATGTCCGAAAATGTCCGATCC